TACGGTGTTGAAATGTCATATCGTGCCAAGATTGCAGAAATGGAAAATAAAATAAAAATTGCTGAAACGCAATCAAAAGAAGTTAATGTAAAAATACAAACAAAGATTGTTGAAAGAGTAAAAATTATTAAGGAACATACCGATGAAACTAGTCGTGAAATTGAAAAAAATCGTGATGCCATTAATGCTGAGTGTAAGTTGTCTGACGATGCTTGGTTGTTCTACAACCGTACCGTTAAAAATGTCTTGGCCAGAAGTACCACAAAGTCTAACTGAACCTGCACAAGATTTAAGTCCTTTACCTGAAGATAAAAAAACATTAACAGATTTATTACAAAATGTTAATCAAAATTATGGTTCATATTATGAATTAAAAGAAAAATATGAAGCATGGCAAGAGTGGTACAATTCCCAAAAGAAAATATATGAGAGTGTAAAATGAAAAAAATACTATTAGTATGTGCGTTTTTTGCACTAACTGGATGTTCTACATTAGAAAATTTATGGGTTGCTGGATATGACACCAATGAATATCTGTTGGTTAATAAAATAAGAACAATTTCACAACTAAAAAAATGTGACGAATTTAGTGTAAATATTTTATATTCCTCTACCTTAGAATTAAAGAATTTCAGTCAATATTTACCTCGAAATAAACAAAGTATTGAATTGAATGAAGATTTATTTAAAATTGTTGATGAATTACACAATAAACCTCAACCTATTAGTGCTGTATATTGTCAAGCAAAACTAAATATAATAGAACGTTCCGCAGAGAGAATACAACAAGTTACCGGGAGTAAACCAAGATGAGTCAATTACAAGATGTTGCTTTTTTAGTAGAACAATATACACAACAATATCAAACTGGTCAACTTTCAGCCAACGACTATAAAGAATTGATTGGTGACTTAAATATTATGGGTCATATTAATTCAGTAGCTGATGATTTAACACAAAATCAACAAGCTTATCAGATTTTGATGGGTGCGATAAAATTAGCTGGGGCAATTTAATGGAATTAACGAGAGACATTTTAGCAAAATTTATACCTAAAAATCCATATATTGACCAATGGTATAATGCTTTATCGCAATTGTTACCGGATTATGAAATTAACACACCTCAACGTATTGCAGCTTTTATTGCTCAATGTGCTCACGAATCTGGTGGATTTTTATTTCTAAAAGAAAATTTAAACTACCGTGCTGAAACATTAAGTAGAATTTGGCCAAGATATTTTCCACCTGATGTTGCTAAAGATTATGCTTCAAAACCTAATAAACAAGAAGCCATAGCAAACCGTGCTTATGCTAATCGTATGGGTAATGGAGACGAAGCGAGTGGAGATGGTTATAAATTTTGTGGTAGAGGTTTAATTCAATTAACAGGTAGAACCAATTATACTTGGTTTGCTGCTTCTATTGGTATTACACCAGAAGAAGCAGAAGAATATTTACAAACATTTGAAGGTGCAGCTCAATCTGCTTGTTGGTTTTGGGAAACAAATAATTTAAATAAATTTGCTGACATTGGTGATATTAAAGGAATGACAAAAGTGATTAATGGTGGATTTCTCGGTTTAGATGACCGAATTGAACACTATAATGAAGCTCTACATTTGTTAGGAGCATAATATGCATGACCGTAAATTAGGTAAATACCTTTTATTATTATTACTTTTACCAATTGCTTTATCTATGTGTAGCGGTGACCGTTTTCGTTATCCTTGCCAAGACCCAACAAATTGGGATAAAGACATTTGTAAAATGCCTATTTGTGATGTAACAAGAACTTGTCCTGAACATATTTTTAAAGGTCAGCGTGACCCTAGATTAGGACCACCTAAAGATGGTGGAACTCCATCTACACCAGCAACTATATCAACCCCTATACCTACATCAGGAGTGAATTGTAAATGAGCTTATTAGATTTTGGAAATAAAGAGGAACAAGAACAAGGATTCATTTATACTGACGAACAATTAATGGCTCGTTTGAAATTTTTCATTGGAGTTTGTTTGTCATTAACTTTAACAGGAATTGTTTTTGTTGTATTATATTCTTTAATTTTTGTAACACAACCATTAAATGCAATTTCTCCAATTGATGCTAAGTTCTTTGAACTAATTACTCCTATTGCAACATTCTTAACTGGTACATTATCTGGTATTATGTTAGCAGGTAATGATAAAGAAGCACAAAAAATTGCATTACAAGCTGCAACAAGACCAACAACAATATCACCTTCACCTATAACTCCTCCATCAATACCTGCACCATCAGGTGGATTTGGTTCTTCATTTGGTACGCCACCTTCAACATTTAATTCCACACCTTCGGCTTTTGGTTCTACACCACCAGCATTTGGTACACCTCCATCGGATTTTAATCCGCAAGTTGCAACAAGTTCTTCTGGTAAACCTATGCCTGTTCAACCACCACAACCATTAATCTAAGGAATACAAAATGAAAAAATTATTACTATTAGCTCTTGTAACTTTATCTTTCTCTATTCAAGCTGTAGAAACAGAAAAGGTTTGTATTAAAGATGAAAAGACTAAAAAAGAAACTTGCAAAGTAATCAAGATTCATAAGAAACTTGAAGGCACTAAAATTCCTGAAAAGAAATAATGTCTGACGAAATATCCGAAATTAAAGTTGATGTTGGTGTTTTAAAAACTCAAGTATTGACTTTATCATCAATCTGTAATAAACTAGACACAGTAATTGAAAAACTGGTGGATCAACATGACCGCCACATAGCTAAAGTGTATGACGATATGGACGATAACAGAAAAGAAAAAGATGCGGACATATCAGACATACACGGAAGAATTGATACCGTGTTGGATAAAGTCCAACAATCCGAATTGCGTATTATGGATGAAATTAAAGGTTTAAAGAAAACGATGAATGACCATGTAGAATCTTCAAAAAATCAATATGAGAAATTGAATCAATGGAAGTGGACGATTGCCGGTGGTATTGTTGTTATAACATGGTTGATTTCTCATGCCAATTCTGATATAATACAAAGATTGTTTAATTGAAATAATTTTTTATAATTGGTATACTATGAGTGTTTTTATTGATAGGCAGTTTTTATTTCGTATTTCGCCAAAATTACAAAGGTTTTCACAAAAGAAGGAAGACCTTTATAATTTTAGGTGCCCGCTCTGTGGCGACTCACAGAAAAACAAAACAAAATGCCGTGGTTATGTTTACCGCAAAAAGAATGGCTATTTCTATATGTGCCATAATTGTGGTGTATCCACCACTTTTTATAATTTTTTAGAAAAAATTGATGCAACACTTGTAAAAGAATATGCACTAGAAAGATATAAAGATAATGACACAGGAAATAAAAACACTCCAACTCCGGCGTTTACGGAAATCAAATCTACACCAATCTTTCGTGAACGAATTGAATTGGACTCAATTGACAAATTACCAGAAGAACATTACTGTAAAAAGTATGTGTCGTTCCGAAAAATACCTGAATCATATTGGTCACAACTTTACTTTGCGGAAGACTTCAAGAAATTTGTTGGCACTCTCGGACTTCCAAACGAAACACTCAAGGAAAATGATCCAAGGCTTGTCATACCGTTTTACGGAAAAGATAAAAGGATCGTTGCGATACAGGGTAGGGCACTTGGTGAATCCAAATTAAGATATATCACATTGAAGATGCATGATGATAATCAAAAAGTCTTTGGTTGTGATAGGATCAATGAGGATGAATTGATATATGTTGTGGAAGGTCCTATTGACAGTATGTTCTTAGAAAATGCGGTGGCTACTGCTGATAGTAATCTTGAATCCATCACATCTATATACGAAAAGAGTAAGGTAGTTTTGATATTTGATAATGAACCTCGTAATAGAGAAATTGTTAAAAAAATAGATGCAGCAATAGAAAAACATTATAATGTAGTAATTTGGCCAGAAATGATTGAATCTAAAGATATTAATGATATGATACTACTGGATAGATTCTCACCTGACGAAATTCAAGATATCATAAGTAAAAATACGTTTGTAAATTTAAGAGCAAAAGCCGAATTTGTAAATTGGAAAAAAATTTAAGTAATCGAACTATAATAAAAAGGCGATAAAAGCATGGTAGAGTATCTAAGTATTAATATAGATTTAGAAAGAGATAAATTATTTGATGAACTCGGAATTAAAAGATTACAAGAATCATATATGCGAGAAGATGAAACTTCTCCTCAACACAGGTTTGCTTTCGTGTCGAAATCATTCGGAAGTAATATTCAACATTCTCAAAGATTGTATGAATATTCTAGCAAGCATTGGCTCTCTTATAGCACTCCCATTCTTTCTTTTGGTCGGAGTAAGCGTGGTTTGCCTATATCATGTTTTCTTAATTATATTGAAGATACTGCGGAGGGTTTAGTTGATAATCTTAGTGAAACTAATTGGCTTAGTATGCTTGGTGGTGGTGTTGGTATTGGGTTTGGTATTCGTTCGGCAGACGAAAAATCGACTGGCGTTATGCCGCACCTCAAAATCTATGATGCCTCTTCTTTGGCTTATCGTCAAGGTCGTACCCGTAGGGGCAGTTATGCTGCTTATTTGGACATTAGCCATCCTGATATTATTCCCTTCCTTGAGATGAGAAAACCAACGGGTGATCCAAATGTCCGTTGTTTAAATTTACATCATGGTGTAAACATTACCGATGACTTCATGCATATCATTGAAACTTGTATGTTGGATCCCGAAGCAAGTGATGATTGGAATTTAATAGACCCAGCTTCAAAAGAAATAAGAGAAGTGGTATCTGCTAAACATCTATGGCAACAACTTTTGGAAATTCGTATGCATACTGGTGAACCATACATTCACTATATTGATACAAGTAATCGGCAAATGCCACAATGGTTAAAAGATAAAGGATTAAGAATAAATCAATCTAATCTTTGTTCTGAAATTATTTTACCAACAAATGAACAAAGAACAGCTGTATGTTGTTTATCATCATTAAATTTGGAGACTTATGATGAATGGAAATCTGACCCATTATTTCTTAAAGACGTTGCCGAAATGCTTGATAATGTCCTCCAGTATTTCATTGATAATGCTCCTGATGATATCGCTCGTGCAAAGTATAGTGCCGAAAGAGAGCGTTCTATTGGTATCGGTGCTCTTGGGTTCCATGCTTATTTACAGCGTAATGGTATTCCTTTTGAAGGCGTCATGGCTAAAGTAGCAAACAACAGAATATTCAAATCTATTAGAAAGGGTTTAGATGAAGCTAATCAAATTTTGGGAAAAGAACGAGGTGAAGCTCCAGATGCTAGCGGGACTGGTAAGCGTTTTAGTCATCTTATGGCTATTGCTCCAAATGCTTCTTCGTCTATCATTATGGGAAATACTAGCCCTAGTATTGAGCCTTATCGTGCTAATGCGTATCGTCAAGACACGTTATCTGGCTCATTCCTTAACAAGAATAGGTGGTTAGACAGATTAATACAAGACCATTTGGCAGATGATAATGGTGTTATTTGTAGTGATGATTATGATAATATTTGGTCATCAATTATTGCTAATGACGGTTCAGTTCAGCATTTGGATTGGATGTCAGAACATGATAAAGATGTATTCAAAACATCAATGGAGATTGACCAACGATGGGTAATTGAATTAGCTGGTGACCGTCAAGAATATATTGACCAAGCACAGTCACTAAACCTATTCTTTAGACCAGATGCACATATCAAATATATCCATGCAATTCATTTTATGGCATGGAAAAAAGGATTAAAAACTTTATATTATTGCCGTTCTGAAAAGATAGGTAAAGCAGATAAGGTTTCTAAAAAGATAGAAAGACAGGTTATCAAAGAGCTTGATATGACACAGATTGCTCAAGGTAACGATTGTATAGCGTGTGAAGGATAAGAATGATTAAGAAAACAGAAACAAGAATAACCGATGAACGAACATATTTTAAACCTTTTAATTATCCTTGGGCTTATGATGCATGGCTTAAGCATGAACAATCTCATTGGTTACACACAGAAGTTCCAATGTTGGAAGACGTTAAAGATTGGAAGAAAAAATTAACTAAAGAAGAAAAACAATTTCTCACACACATCTTTAGATTCTTTACACAAGGTGATATTGACGTTGCTGGTGGTTATGTTAATAACTATCTTCCTTATTTCGCACAACCGGAAATAAGAATGATGTTGTTAGGATTTGCCGCAAGAGAAGCATTACACGTTGCAGCATATTCACATTTAATTGAAACATTAGGTTTACCAGAAACGATGTATAATGAGTTTATGGAATATGCAGAAATGAAAGAAAAACATGATTATATTTTGAACATTTCTGGACAAAACACAACAAAAGAAAATACTGCTACACATATTGCAACATTCTCCGCTTTTACTGAAGGTATGCAATTGTTTTCTTCATTTATTATGTTATTAAATTTTCCTCGCCACGGTAAAATGAAAGGTATGGGACAAATTGTTACTTGGTCTATTGTTGATGAAACGCAACACACCGAAAATATGATTAAATTGTTTAGAACATACATAGAAGAAAATCGTGAAATATGGAATGATGAACTTAAAGGCCGTTTGTATACGATTGCTGAACGTATGGTGGAACTAGAAGATAAATTTATTGACCTAGCATTTCAAATGGGACCAATGGAAGATTTAACAGCTGAAGATGTTAAGAAATATATTCGTTATATTGCTGACCGTAGATTGATTTCTTTAGGCCTTAAAGGTCAGTTTAAAGTGAAACGTAATCCTTTACCATGGGTAGAGGAAATGATTAACGCACCGACACACACTAATTTCTTTGAGAATCGTGCAACAGATTATGCTAAAGGTTCTTTATCTGGAGATTGGGGTGATGTTTGGGCACATTAATATGCCATTATTAGTTAAGACGAAAATAAAATCAAGTTCTATTGAAGGATTAGGATTATTTGCCAATGAGAATATAAAAAAAGGCTCAATAGTTTGGAAACATGATCCTTCTTTAGATGGTTGGTTTTATACTGATGAGTTAGATTTTTATTCCGAAGCAACAAAAGATTATATAAAACACTTTTGTTGTTATGACAAATATCGACAAGCATGGATTAAATCTTGCGATAATGCTAATTGGATGAATCATTCAGATTGGGCAAATATTGATTCGCCTAATTATTATATACATATAGCTAATCGTGATATTATGCAAGGTGAAGAATTAACAGTAGATTATGATACAATAGGAGATGACGATGAGTTTTTTGATTGCGAATTTACCACCAATTAAGTGTTACATTCGCCGTGAATTTTTATATGATTTTGAAAAAGGCCAAGGCGAACTTGTGCCTTGTCAATGGGTTAGTTTAAAATCTATTAAAGGGCAAGCGTTTCGTATTGAATCGTATTTACCAGAATATGGAGCACTATACGATAAAATTCCTTTGCATGGATATTGTTGGAAAGAAATTGAAGGTGATCCATTATCATTAGACTACTTACAAATTTGGAATTGTATGTCGTATGATGTTACAGTATTAAAAAAATCATTGATTGAAAATTTATCTTGTTCTTTTTTAAATAAAGATAAACAAATGGTTTATGGTCAATATATGTTTACAGTAGATTCAGCAAGTCCTGATTATAATACACTTGATATCAGTTATGCTGAAGATGCGGAAGACCACAAATCTTTTAATTTCATTAAATGCAATAATGGCCAATTTGCAGCCCAACCAAATAATAGAACTTTGTTTTTTGAACCTAGTAGCAATCCGCCTCAATTAAAATTTCCAGATTTTAGAGTGGCAACAAAATTATGGTCAGTAGAAACTGATGCTAAGTGGGCTTTAGGAGATACAAACACAGTAATGTATGAAAAAGAATAAAAAAGGATTATAATGACACAAAAAATAATGTCAGGCGATTGCCTAAGTTGCGAATCAACATACAGCATTGAATATATGGAAGAAATGGTCTCACAAGAATTACCAGAACATTGCCCATTCTGTGGTGAAATTATCCAAGAATTATCCGAGGACTATATAGAGGAGGATGATGACTTGGATGATGAGGAATGGGACTAAACTGGCAATATAATGGTATAGATTTTACGGAAGACTTGATTGGTGATAATTACGGATTCGTTTACCGTATTACTAATAAAACGAATAATAGAAAATACATAGGTAAGAAATTTTTTTATTCTACCAAAACCAAACAAGTCAAAGGTAAGAAAAAACGTATTAAGGTATCCAGTGATTGGCAAACTTACTATGGAAGTAGTGCCGAACTCACTAAAGATGTGTTACAATTAGGACACGATAATTTTAATCGTGAAATACTACACCTCTGCCTATCTAAAGGTGATTGTGGATATTTGGAAGCTAAAGAACAATTTATTTGTGGTGCTTTAGAATCTGATGATTATTACAACACTTGGATTATGGTAAGAGTTAGAAAATCACACCTTAAAGGAATAAATGTTAGACTACCTACAACCAATAAAAAATAAAGATTTTGACTTCTTAACATTTTTAGAAGGCGATGTAAAAAATTCAATTGAAATTCAAGGAATAGAATATCGCAATCGTGGTGAACCTATTGAAGATTCACCAATAGGTAAAAAATATCATATTATTTTATTTCGTGAAGATAAAGAAGATAACAAAAAATATGATATTAATAATATGGATCATTTTGAAGCCATTCTTTCCGATCCGTTAGAATATATTTCTTCATTGATACCATCTGGTTTTTATGGTATAATTGCAAAGAAAACTACCACTTCTGCACCAATAGTTCACAAAATGCTTGACAATTTCAAAAAAATAGTGTAAAATGGTACTTTATTGAAACTATTTGAAAGTTTGTTATGATTCTTGTTGATTTAAATCAAGTATTACTATCTGGCCTTATGGCACAGATTTCCAATCAAAAAAATGTTAAGCTAGATGAGAGTTTAGTAAGGCATCTGATTCTTAATATTCTCCGTATGCATATTAAAAATTTCCGTAAAGAATACGGCGATGTGGTATTGTGTTGTGATAATCGTAAATATTGGCGTAAAGAATATTTTCCATTCTATAAAGCAGGTCGTAAAAAAACCCGTGAAAAATCCGATTTAGATTGGCACATGATTTTTGATATGCTTGCTAAGTTTAAAATAGAACTTAAAGAAAATTTTCCATACAAAGTAATTGATGTTGAAGGTGCCGAAGCTGATGATATTATTGGTACACTTACTCCAATTTATTCAGCACATGAAAAGATTTTAATTTTGTCTAGTGACGGAGACTTTTTGCAATTACAAAATTATAAAGATGTAAAACAATATAATCCTGCACTAAAGAAATTTATCGTATCAGAAAATCCAATTATGGATTTAAAAGAAAAAATTATTCGTGGTGATAAAGGTGATGGCATTCCTAATATATTTTCTCCAGCTGATTGTTTTGTTCGTGATTTAAGACAAAAGCCAATCACTAAAGGAATATTAGAAAAACTTATGCAAGAAAGCTATCTGGAACAAGATGAAACTGTCAAGGCTAACTTTGTTCGTAATTCTACACTAATTGACCTATCTTTTATTCCTACTGAAATAAAAGAAAAGATTATAAATACTTTTAACGAAACGATTCCAGCAAAAAAGAATCAACTGTTAAATTATTTTATTGAACATAAACTGAAAAACTTAATGGAAGTGATAGAGGAATTTTAATGAAAAATATATATGAAGTATTTGATGAATTTGAGTCAGCAAAAAATAAAAAAGACAGGTTGTCTGTAATTGAGAAAAATTTATCAAAGACACTTGTTGACGTATTAAAATTTACTTTTCATCCAGATATTAATTGGAAAATAGAAGAAGTACCAGATAATTACCAAGGAAATCGAGATAGTAAACCTGGTATTTCTAACTGTCAACTTTCTACTGAAATAAGAAAATTATATTTGTTTCAAAAAGGAAATAAAACAGCCGAAAGTTTAACACCAAAAAAACAAAATGAGTTACTTATTCAATTATTAGAATCAATTGAACCCCGTGAAGCAGAAGTTGTTATGGGTATCTTTAAAAAAGACCAAGGTGTAAAAGGTCTGGACTATAAATTTGTTAAAGAGGCGTTTCCACAATTATTACCGTAAATGTCACCAAGAGATAAAATAATAGTAACCTGTGGTGAATTTGATCCGTTAAATCGTGACGAGTTATCTTTTTTAAAAAGATGTTACGCAAAAGGTGACTGGTTAATTGTCGGTATTCATACCGATTGGTGGATGATGTATGCTCGTGGCGGATTTATCCAAAGTTACGATACTCGCCGAGAGATAGTCAAAGCTCTTAAATGCGTTGATGAAATATTTTCATTTAACGATTCAGATGGCACAGTCTGCCAATTACTCAAGCTTGTAAAAATTTGTTATCCTGATGCTGAAATAACCTATGTTTCGCAGGAGGATATGGATAATATGCCAGAAAAGAAAATTCGTGGTATTAATTTTGAGGTAATGAAATAGGAGAAAAAATTGTCAAAATTTGTCGGTAGATTCCATAAAGATAAAAATTACAATGACGATTATAATTATGATTACAAAAGACATCGTAATGAACATTCCGAAATTAAAAAATTATTAAGCCGAGATTATGAAAATCAAATAAGTATTGAAGATTACCTAGATGAAAATGAAAGTTTACCAAATTATATAAAAAATAGGTAAGATTTTAGTATAAGTAGCAATGTCCGCCTTTGAAATAAAGTATTGGTAAATTTGTTGTATAATTACAACAATCACTTGACACTTTATAAAAACTGTAATATAATGGTTACTCTAATTCGGAGTTTACATTATGATTATTTACGGTTACATTCCAAAATCAAAACCTAAAAAAGTATCAAAACAAAAACGTGAGCAGTATGAGCAATGGCTATTAGAAGTTTCCAAACCTATGCCAAAATTTTCCAAAACTAATTCCATAGGTAAGATTAAATCTACATCAGCTTTTCCTAGTTATAAAGTTCCGGCAGGCAGGGAAACGCCTCATTATCCAAGCAAAAATCCTAATAATATGAGTGTTTGTTCCAAATCTGAAGATAAAATATATACAGGAGATAAAATGTTGGGTATCGGGACTCTACACAAATCTAATGCTGTACCGGTTTTCAATACAGAAGAAGCAATTGATATGGCCAAAATGAGGAGATAAATTATTATGTTAGCACAGCACGAAGAAACACAAATTTTGCGTGGAATTGAAGATATCATGTTCAATTTACGTCATGTACCAGTAGATGATGTAGCTTATTTTTTAGTAAAATTTAATCCAAAACTGGCGGATGAATTAACAATATCAATTTCTCAACAAATTTTTGATAAAAATGAAGGAATTAAACATGACTAATGAAAATTATTATCTATGGCTTGACGCTAAAGTAGATGACAATGAAATTCCACCGTGGAAACAGTTGGATATTGTTACCAGAAAATGGGCAAACTTGTCTCAAATGGAAAAAGACATAGAAAATTACGAAAAACGTAAAATGATGTATCAGGATTGACATTTAAGCTATTGATTTTGTTCATTTTTCAAAGTAAAATGCAAAAAACGCAAAATACTTTGAAAATTTATTAAAAATAACACTTTTTTACACATTTGTTGCAAAAAAACAACACTTTTTTACATTTAACTTGACGAAATACTCAAAATATGAGATAATGGTTCCTTAAATAGGAGAAATATATGTCAAATCTCATAGAATCAAAGTCATTACTTGCCAAATTAATGGCAACCGAAAATATTACCATCGAGCAGAAGAATGTATCTACTGCTATGTTTGATGTGAAGAATCGTATTCTTGTGGTTCCTGTTCTGGACGAAAAAATATCTGCTTTTGAATATGACCTTTTTATGGGTCATGAAGTTGGCCATGCTCTTTACACACCCCTTGAAGGTATGGAAAAAGGCCGTGAAGATAAAATACCCGCCTCTATATTAAATGTCGTGGAAGATGTTCGTATTGAGCGTAAAATTAAAAACAAATATCCCGGACTTCGTGCTTCTTTCATTCGTGCTTATAATACTTTAAATGAAAAGAATTTCTTTTCTATTAAAGGCGTTAATCTTAAT